CGACCGCCGACTATGTCATGCCGTCGCTCGGGCACATGGCTGTGCTTGAGACAATCCTGTTCGAGTAAGCCGGCATGGCAGACCGGCATGTCAGGCGCAGCGGCAGCGACTACGTTCACGCTTTCCTTGCGCTGCTGCCATTCGGCTACGCATGGCCGCGCCAGCCTGACAGCACGCTCGTCAAGACCTGCACCGGCCTCAACGAGTTCTGGGGCTTTGTCGACGGGCGCGCCGCCGACCTCCTGGAGATTGAGAGCGACCCAAGGACGACGGTCGAGCTGCTCCCGGATTGGGAAAGAAATTGGGGGCTGCCTGACCCCTGCTACAGCGCGCCGCAGACCATAGGGCAGCGCCAGCTCGCGCTCGTCATGCGGATGACGATGCTCGGCGGCCAGAGCCGGGAATTCTTTATCAACGTCGCCGCGCAGATTGGCTACACGATCACGATCACCGAATACCGTGTGTTCGTCGTCGGCATCGATCGATGCGGCGACAATCGCGTTTACGGCGACGGCTCGGTGCCGATGTTCGACGAGTGGAATAAGCCGATAGACGATCCGACCGGCAACCCGGTCGCGGAAGGCGAGCTCTCCGAATGGCCGAACTACGGCCTCGGGCCGCCGAGCAATCGCTTCTATTGGACCGTCCACGTCACCGGCGCCTCACTGACCTGGTTCCGCGTCACCAAGGGGCAGACAGGCGTCGATCCGCATTTGCGCATCGGCCTGGCGGACGATCTCGAGTGTCTGCTCAACCGCTGGAAGCCGGGCCACACGACAATAATTTTTGACTACTCAAACTTGCACGGCCCATCCGACCCGATGGCCGGGACACCGTAATGAGGAAGCGATGAAATACGAACAACCTTATGGCGTCAGCGATCCGAACGCTGCCTACATCAACGGCAATCCCTCGACCGGGACAATGGGGTCGATCCCGCCAGCGGCGTCGATTGAAAATCCGCAGCGCGAGATCGTCAACCTGATTACCGACGCTGGGCTTGTTCCGACCGACGCCGACTTGCATCAACTGGCGCGCGGCGTTCAAGGCCAGCATATGAATTACGCCGTTGATAACGGCACCGCGAACGCGCTCGCGTTTAATGTTATGCCGCCGTTGCTCGCCTACGCGGCGGGCCAGCGGTGGACCGTCAAGGTCGCGGCGACCAACACCGGACCGTCGGTTGCCAACATCAATTCGCTCGGCGCGCGCCATATCGTCTATCCGCTTGGCGGTGAAATGAAAGGCGGCGAATTACAAGCGGGCGGCATTGTTACGCTGGTTGATGACGGCGTGAATCTTCAGCTCACGAACGTCGCCGCCGTCACCTCGTCGATTCTGACCGCGCCAAAAACCTATTACGTCAATTCATCGATTGGCAGCGATACGGCCTACGACGGCACCGCGCCAACGGTGGCGGGAACAGCCGGGCCATTTGCCACCGTTCAACACGCGCTATCGGCGTCCTACGGCTGGAACCAGAATGGATTTAATATTGCTATTGTGCTTGCCGATGGCATCTATGCGCCATTCCAGATGGTGCAACCTCCGAACGGTGCTGGCATAATCGAGATCGTCGGAAACCAAACGACGCCCGCCAATGTGCTTATTCACGCGACCGCTGGAGAGGCCATTCTCGTACAAGCAAACGGCTACGTTGTCAGCGGCCTCTCGGTACAATCGGACTCAGTCGGGGTATCGCCTCACAACGGTTCCGGCATTAGGGTCATATCGGCATCGCTGGAAGCACAAAATATAAATTTTGCGGCTTGTGCGTCCGCGCATATGTTTATTGCCGGAAGTTCGGTTCTTGTCTTTACCGGCTTAGAGGACGGCTTGCCGAACGACTTTTACAGCGTGAGCGGCGACACTCCGCTGCATATGGTGTCGTCGCAAAATGCGCTGATTTATTTGAGCGGCACCAAGCTAATCACAATCGGCAACCGGAATATCGGAACGTGGGCAACGTGCTCATCGAATGCAGTTATTGGTTCCAGCTATCAATCGCAAACCCTCGGGGGCACCGTCACCGGCCAAAAATTCGGTGTGAACCTCAACGGGGTTATCAATACCGGCGGCGGCGTCAATTATTTTCCCGGTACGATTGCAGGCACCGTCACGTCAGGCGGACAGGTATTCTAAAAAAGGAAAGACGACGATGCAAAACCCGTACGATCATTATTGGCTTGCCGACGACGCGCGGGTTTATGCCAGCGCGCGACAGATCATCACCGATGACCAAGATGCCGACTATGTTGCGTGGACTAGCAACGGTCACGTCGCGATGCCGTGGCCGCGCGACGAGAGCGGCAATCAGACCGACGCCGCCATGCAAGCGGTTGCCGCGCAATACGGCCAATTTGTCAATCTGGATTACTACGCCGCCAACGCCCGCTACCGCTGCGAAAATTCCGGCATCCAAATTACCAGCATCGGCGGCGCTGTTCCGTTTGGGAGCGACATTATCTCGCGCAACGCCGTCGATACGGCATGGGCCTACATGAACGCAAAGGGGACGACCAACGCGATCACTTGGAAAATGTCGGACGGCTCTTTTATCCAGATGACAACGGCGCAAGTGTCGACGCTCATGCACGACCTCACGGCATTTATTCAGTCGTGTTTTGATTGCGAGGGCGCGACCGTTGCCGCGATTGACGGCGGCTCCATTACGACGCGGCAACAGGTCGACGATGCGTTTGCCGCGATCTCCAACGTGTTCCCGTAGAACATCATGGCCGTTGTCAATATCACTGTCGAGAACGATGCGGATTTTTACCGGACGTTTCAATACGTCATGGCATCGGGACCGCCTATCGACATGACCGGCGCGTCGCTGGAAATGATGCTGCGCCGCCACGCCGAGGACGTTGAGGCGTTGTTGCGGCTCTCCACCGATACCGGCGAGATCGTCCTGATCGATCCTGTCAACGGATTTTTTACGGTGTTGATTAGACAGGACGCGCTTGAGCGGCTCGGCCTCGGCAGCTTCGATCAGTCAAACATTATGACGCTCGGCGGATTCAAAACAAAAATCTGGAGCGGCACCCTTATCAATAATGCGGGGCCGACGCGGTGAGCAACGTCGAGGTTATCACCGACAATAACGTCACCATCGCGGTCGGCGCGGACGATGACGGCACCATTGTTGTGCTGGCACCCGACGACGTTGAAACGATAGCGACCGGCGAGCAAGGACCACCGGGACCACCGGGAACGCCGGGAGGGCCGCAGGGACCGCAAGGCATACCGGGACCGCAAGGATCAAAAGGCGATCCCGGCCCGCAAGGGCCACCGGGACCGAAAGGCAATCCCGGCCCGCAAGGTGCTGATAGTACGGTGCCGGGACCAGCGGGGCCGACCGGCCCGCAAGGACCGGCTGGCGCGCAGGGACCGCAAGGCAATCCCGGCTCGACCGGTCCGCAAGGACCGCAAGGCGTCCCCGGCGCTGGCTCTCCCTCAACAATCCCGCCGCTCATGGACGGCGCGGCGGTTGTTGGCACCTCGACAAATTTCTCGCGTGAGGACCATGTTCACCCGAGCGACACATCGCGCGCGCCGCTGGCCTCACCGACGTTTACAGGTGATCCGAAAGCGCCGACGCCCGCATCTGGCGACAACGATACCAGCATAGCAACGACGGCATTCGTCAATGCTTACGCCGCGCCGCTCGACGCGCTCGCTTACAATGGTATTCAAGTGAATGGTTCGATGGCTGTCAGCCAGATCAACGGCACAACCGTTGTCGCGCCGCCCGCGAATACGACCACATATGTTTTAGACGGATGGGCATGGGGCGCGGGAGGCACGGCGGTTGTAGCCGTCGCACAGTCCGTGCTTACGACTGTTTTCCCCGGCCTCCCGAATTATATAGGAGCGACCGTTTCGACCGCACAGGTGACACTCGGCGCGTCCGATGCGTTCGGGTTAAACCTTTTTATTGAAGGAACACGAATAGCGCGGCTGGCATGGGGCACAGCCAATGCGCAACCGATTACGATTTGTTTCTGGACCTGTCACAACCGCACCGGACTCTACTCGGTGACGGTTCGCAATCCTGCCGCGTACAATCGCAGCTATGTTGCGACCTACAATCAGAACGTCAGTAATGCGGTCGAATACAAGACTATCACCATTCCCGGTTGCGTTGACGGCAATTGGCCGTCCGACGGTTCCAATAGTTTTGGACTAACATTCACGATGGCTTGCGGCTCAACCTTCACCGCGCCAGCGGCAAACACATGGTATGGCGCGAATTACACTGGCGCACCCGGCCAAGTGAACGGTGTTGCTGCAACGACGGATGCCTTCCGAATAACCGGTGTCGCTATTTTGCCGGGGACGCAAGCGCCAAGCGCGGCGCGTTCGCCTTTCATCATGCGACCATTCGCCGAGGAACTAAGATTGTGCCAGCGTTACTATGAAAAGACTTGCCCTTATGCCGACAAGCCGGGAATTGCTTACGGCGCGTATGGTGCGGGCGGCGCGCTCATCGCCTGTGTTTATGCAATCGCGACCTATCCGCCGTTTCCACCGTGGTTTTTCAAGACTGAAAAAAGAGTAGCACCGACGATTACCCTATACTCACCACAAACCGGATTGGCGGGCGCGTTCTACGTCAACGGAACCTATGATTTAGCGGGCACGGTATTTTCCACTGGAACCACTCAGGTAACGGTAGGCAGTTCGGGTTCAGCAAACGTCGCAGCGGGCATATTTATCGGAGTTCATCTCACGGCGGACGCGAGGCTCTAATGGCTGACTATCAACTCACCGCGACCGATATTGTTATTCGAACGGCGGACCAAGCGAACATTCCCAACGACCCGGCGAATCGCGACCGCGCCGAATACGACGCTTGGCTCGCGGAGGGCGGCGTCCCCGATCCGTACGTCGCGCCGCCGGAAGCGCCGCCGGAAATATCAACGCAGACGACGATCCTGGCGGATCACGAAACGAGAATCCGTGCGCTCGAGGAAGCCGCGCAAGCGCCCAAGCGCAAGGCAAAATAATGTCTCCCCTCGGAACAACCGGCACGATCGCACTCGCCGTCGTGATGCTACTGGCAGTCGGCGGCGCGATCTATTCGCAAAGTGACGCGGAGCCAGCGAAGCCGGTCTGTGTCAGCGATGAGGACCGCGTTCTTATTCGGCGACAAGTCTTGTCGGCGGTCGATGACGCTCTGCACGACCACATGAAGGCGCTGTTCCTCGGCTGGATCAAAGACCCGCGCGACCAGCCAAACCGCGCCTCTGCCGGATTGCAGGCCGCTATTGTTGCGTATCAACGCGCGCGCGCTGATGCGCTGAAATGGTCTCCACCCAATTGTTAGAGAAAGCAAAATGACGCTCAATCTGCGCGGGAAAGTCAGCTGGTTCGGTGGCCCCGAGGATATGGGCGTATCGCCCTCGGAGGGGCTCGCTTTCATCTTTGACGTAGCGACGGCCCCGCGCCTTTTCCTCGCGACGCAGCCGCCCGGCACAAGCGGGCTGGCGAGGCGGCTGAACCCGAGCGTGCCTTACATTGCCTGCCGCTGGGACTACGACGAGTTCCCGAAAGACATGCTCGCGAGCATGGACTACGTCGCGCTGGTGCGCGCGCCGGCAACGGGCCGGCAGTTCCGCGCCTGGCCTGCC